GCCACCTGGGAGTCAACTGCCGGTCCAAGATATAACGCAATACCTGTACCGTGCCAATGCTACCGCCGCCGATCTGGTGATACTTAAAGAGCACGTCATCCAGCAGGGTAGCCAGAACATGCTCACATCTGTAGACGATATCCCCCTGGGCGCTCCGTGTCAGCGCGGAAGGCATAATCCGGAACAGCTCTATCCGTTCCCTGCCGTCGTATATCTCCACGTAGTTAAAAGGCTGGCAGTATTGATTTTTATGGTCATCTGCAGGCATGGTAAAGCTGGCATACCAGAGCTCGTTTAGCGGCAGTTCATAGCTTATATTATAAGCATTCTCCAGATAGGCGAGTTTTTTCATATTTTGATCATATACACGGATAATGTTCTCCACTATAGCCACCTATCTTTCCAGATTATATCGAAGCTAATTTTTCTGGCGCCGCTCTCGTCATTGTATTCAATGGTATTTTCGCCGTTTAAAAGATTCAGAAATTCACTGTCTGCCGCAAAGTACTCCATAGCGTTCAGTCCATTCAGAGTAACGGTCAGGTCGCAGGTATTGATTACCAACTCATCGCCGGGCTTTAATACCAAAGGATTTCCGTCTCGATCTTCAAAGCGCATTATCTGTTCGCCTGATAGCTGATGGGTTGCTTGTGTCAGCATTACCAGGGCTGCAGCTTCCGTTTCCACGATAAATACTTTCGTGCCATCAGCAAAACTGCCTAAAGTAAATAGACAAGAGCCAGCAGCATATCTGACTATGGTCCCGTCAGAAAGTCCACTTAATTTCATGCTTGCCTGGCCGTTGGCGCTTATCGTCCGCTGAGCACTTACCGGTATAGCTCCCAACTTAAGAAGGGCAATACCGCTATTACTGGAAATAGCTGCGCTTGGAACATTAAATTTACCCCTGTTGTAGGGCTGCCTATTGAACATATAGCGCCCTCCTATTCCATGCTTACTTGCAGATTGCCGATTTCAATCGTGAATCTGTTCCCGGCTTGAACATTTTCAATCCGGGAGAAGCTACCCCTACAAAGCAGGTTGCCTGCTGTTTGAGCAGTTCTTATACCCCAGTGCGATACCTGCCCCCAGTCTGTAGCAGCAATATCGTATTCAATCTTGGCATTATTGCTAATTACACCTTTATCCCCAGTTTGAGAAGGGGCCCCAAAAGTAACCTGTTTACGGCTGTAACCGCCTCCGCTAACTTCAGTACCAGTGTCGGCGTCGGTAGGGTCATTGAGATACAGCGCCAAATAAACTGTTGTCGGCTGCGCTACGGATTGGTTACGAAAAAAATAGTTTAAAACGGCTTCTTCAAGCCAGTTGGATGCACTTGCCACCTTAAATCGCCACCTTTCTGGTGATGGTGATACCTTCTATGTTTGAATCGCCTAAATTTTTTATAGTAATAATGCAGCAGGTTTCAGATGTGCCCGCTACATTGGCCGTTATATTATAAGGCTTTGTTGTTATGCCCGGCACGTTGGTTTGTTGATATTCAAGACTTTCGGCAAAAGGCTGGCATTCAAATACCACTTCCAAAAGGCCAGCCGGCAATAATTCAATCTGCTCTATGCCCACATAGCTGTAAACAGCTGCATCGTAAGCCTTGTCCGTCTCATCATCGAATATGAGCATCCCCTTGCCGCTTAGCCAGCTTGCTATCTCCCGGGCCTTTTCCCTGAGCGCTTGCCAGTCAGCATTTTTCAAAAGTCCTATCCAAGTACGGATAGGACGCTTCTCATATGTATTCAGGCCAAAGTCAATGGTCCCATGCCGTCCGGGAATGGTGAATTCGTTCCTACGCAGCTCAGGTATCAAAGACCGGTCAACGCTTTTTACCCCGATTCCGAAAAATGAGGAATGAATATTTCTGAAGGTAAATCCTATCATCTCATTCCCCTCCCCCGTGCCGATTGCTGCTGAAGTGTGTGCAGCTCCCGTGCTATTAGCTTTATGTCCTGGTCGCTTCTCACGTTCATATTTTGAATCACAATGTCGCCATAACGATAATTACCAATAGACGTACCCGCTGCTCCTGCAACTGCCGCTCCTTCAAGTGAAAGAGCAGGCATCGCCATGCTGACTTTATCCATGCCGCTGCGCATGACGGATTGCAGTTCTTTTAATGCTTCTTTAGCCGGGTCCACCAGGTGAGCCGTGAAATCCGGTATGTCCCGGAGCGGGCCTTCTTTCGCCGGGCTAAACGGCAAGAAATCACGCACTTTTCGCGCTACATCTCCGATGGCGCCGGTTACGTTGCTGATCCGATCTCTAATGCCCTGAGCGAAGTTGGAGATCATATTGCGACCGATGTTGAGAAGCTCCTGGGGAAGCTGTTTCATATTTCTAACGATGCCAGAGGAAATATCTTTTATAGCGCCGGCAACATTCTGAGCAGTGCCCTTGATAAAGTTCCAGACTGATTCAAAAATAGATTTAACCCTGTTCCATGCTTCCTCCCAGTCTCCACGGATGACGGCCAGGACAAATCCAATAATGTCCTTCACCAAATTTATAGCTGTCTGGACAGTAAGCTTAATCTGATCCCAAATACGTTTCGCAATAGCCAGGATTGTCTTGCCCCAGGCATCCCAAAACTTCTGAAGCGCCTCGAATGCCTTTTTCACAACTGTACTAATAGCGTTAACCGCAACCTCAAAGACTTTTTTTATAGCTTCCCAAATTTTAGTCACGGCATCACGAAATTGCTCATTGGTATTCCAGAGGTAAATAAGTCCTGCTACAAGCGCGGCTACAGCGGCAATAACAAGACCGATGGGACTAACAACAGCGGCGAGCACCGGCAGTAGAGCACCAATGCCAGTTACGACCGAACCCAGGATTATGAGCAACGGCCCCAGCGCTGCGGCAAAGGCAACTGCGGCTAAAATTACTTTTTGCCATTTGGGATCGAGGTCCACAAACCACTTTACATTATTTGCTATTTTCTCAGCCATGCCTTTTAAAGCCGGAATAATCGTATCGTTTATGACAGGGCCTATTTCATCTTTTAAAACAGTTCCAAGTTCTGCGCCTATGGAAAAAGCTATTGCGCTCACAGTAGCTTTCAGTTTGTCCAGTTGCTGCCTAAATTCATTGGCCTTTTCAATCGAGTCTTCATCGAGAATAATCCCCAAGTCTCTAGCTTCTTGTCTTACTGCCGCTATTCCGTCAGCACCCATTCCCAGGATTGGGGCCAGGTCCTTCCATGCACCGCCGAACAGTTGAGCACCGATGGCATTACGCTCAAGAGGGTCCTCCATCTCAGCCAGTAAATTCATTAAGGTATCTACTTGCTCGTCAGGAGACATTTCTTTAAGGTCAGCAAAGGATATCCCTAACTTGTTTAGCTGATCGGTAACTAGCTTACTTTCCTGCTCCAACTGCGGGATTTTACGAGTTAAACCTTCGACCGCCTTGGTCATGGTCTCGCTTTCAACCCCGGCCTGATTAGCGACATATTGCCATTCTTGGATACTATCCGTGCTTAGTCCGGTAATATCACGCAGATCGAGCAGGCGATCAGCGGTTTGTCCCGCTTTGACCGCAAGGGCACCGACAGCTGCCGTCGCCCCCAGGATAGGAGCTGTTACCGACTTGGTCATTGTTTTTCCGACACCGGAAATCTTCTGCCCGGCAGCCTTCATCTTGTCCCCGGCGGCTTTGAGCGTGTCGCCGAGAGAGCGGCTAGTTTTGGTCGTTTCTTTTAGCTGCTGCTCGAATTTCTTCAGGTCGTTTTCGGTTTTGATTAGCTCCCGCTGGAAAGCCCTGTATTGCTCTTCAGAGATTTCGCCCTTGCGGAATTGTTCATTGACTTCTTCTTGTGCAGATTTGAGCTTATCGAGCTTTTCGCTTGTTGTGGAGACAGCATCGCTAAGAAGTTTTTGCTTTTGGGCGATGAGTTCAGTATTTTTCGGGTCCAGCTTCAGCAGGCGATCGACTTGTCTAAGCTCGGACTGAATATCTTTTGCTTGCTTATTGACGTTGCCGAGAGATTTCTGCAGGCCGGTAGTTTCGCCGTCAATTTGTATCGTTATGCCCTTAATGCTTTTATTAGCCATCTGCCTCACCTCCTAAAAGCGATCCATGTCTGCCTGGGTTGCCATCCTCACGGTATCTTCTTTTTCGTTATCATCTAAGCGCTCATTGTTGTAAGTTGCAATATATCCGAATATCATATCGGGCGTTAAATCTTTAAAATCGGCCAAAGACAAGCCCCTTTCAATGGCCCGTAACATTAATAATTCTGTTGTAAGCTCCAAAGGGCCGTTATCATCGGTATCATCTATTTTTTTTTAGATTTCACCGTGGAGGTCAGGCATCCGGTTATCATGTCCATTACTTCAGGCAGTATCTCCATGATCGGAAACGCTGAAAATTCGTCCAGCCATTCCATAGGAGGCGGGATGCTTGGGTCGGCAACTTTCGCCAGCGTCCAGACCATGTTATACAGCACTTCAAGATCCAGCGCGTCAATATCTTTTATCTGGTTCTTTTTGTCGATAGCGCCTTCAAGTTTAAGTAAGTCCTGCAGCGCATCACGTTTAAACTGGGCTTTATAGCGAAGTAAAAAGGCGCCAGTGCTTTTGAATTTCACCTGGCGCCCGTCGATTGTCAGTATTTTTTCCATTGTCTTTGCCCCCTACGGCGTAGTATCGGTTACGGTCAGGGTTATGGTCACGGCGTTGCCCCTGAGGAATTCAACCGTGATAGCGTAATCTCCCTCGTCAAGCCCAGCAAATACCGCCTGAGCGATAGTAACGTCCACGCCGTTTACGGTCAAATTAACTCCAGCAATCGGCACACCATCAAGCAGCACATTTTTAGCTACGTTGGTACCATCGTCTGAAGTTACATCAATTGCTATATCGGCGGGATTATATTTATCAAATTCGGTATCAGTTGTCGCTTCTTCGATGGTATTAGTTGGCGCATTTTTGAGGTAAACTGCCGTGAAGAAGGCATCGTAACCGGTATCGCCCTGCTTGAGTTTTGCTTTGACATCTCCTGTGTCAATGGCCGGACGTGCGGCAATGTTCATGGTTTCAGTCTGTGGTTCTTTGGTTGCAGTTTTGGTGGAACCGTCAACGTTGGGCCTCGTCGGCAGTACACTATAATTGACGTGTCGGACCTTGTTTACGTCACCGTCAAACTCGTACATCAGAGCAAATTTCTTAGGCTTTGCATTGGCATTTTCGATGAGCGCTCCATTGGAATCTATTTCGTCACCTAATACGTCAACTCTGAATTCATCCGGGATAAGTGCCATTTCCAGGCTGCCCTCATAGCCGTTGTTGGTATTTTCTTCGTAGTAAACTATGTCATCCGCATAGAACTGGACGCTTTCACCTGCTGCAGCCAGAGTCAGATTCACGGCACCGGGAATGTGTTTCGGGGTGCCGTATTGCACTTCAGCGCCCGCTTCAGTTACAACGGCATAATAAACATTTTTGAGGCCAAACTTAATCTTGTTCGCCATTAGGGACTATGCCTCCTTTTTGATTTCCGCCACTACGACAGCGGCCATCTCATTTATACTCACTTCATACGTCTTTTTAATGAACCCTTGATGCTTTGATTTTGAGCTATACTCAAGAATATTAGAAAGCGGAATCTCTCCGCTTTTCCCGGGAACTGTTTTTGCATTGCCAACATACCGCACTAATTTGTATTTTTTGCCTTTACTTTTCCATGATTTTTTAAATTTCTTTGTCAGCCCTTCCGGGCTTGCAGTTTTTAGGTTTTTTATTAAAACCTTTTCGGCAGCGTCAAGCCCCTCTTCCGTAGCCTGGTAGATCACATCTCCGTATTCTCTGAGCATATCATTGATGGTATCTTGCAAATCGGAAATATTTATTTTTACAGGCATTTAAATCGCCCTCCAATATTCGCACTCAAAGACGGTAACAAAATAACCAATATCGTCTACATCACCGGCGTCAAACGAGCCGTAAGGTATCACGAACCCTGCACCTTCCAGAGCAGCCTGTATGGTTTCCTCCCGGCTCTTTACCGCCTGTCTGCCCGTATGGGTATCCAGTTTGTCCGCTCGGTAGTAATAGCGGACGGTGATACCTGCAGACTTGACCAAAGGCGCGTCATCGGCAAAGGCTTCCCCGCTGTCGCTGGCCTGGGTATAGACGATATACTCGTCTGCGTCGGCTCCTGATTTCCTCTGCCAGTAGGAATAAACCCCAGTTTCAGCAAGGGCGGTGTCAAGGGCAGTTTGTACTATGCCACGTATATCGCTCACAGGCCCTCATACCTCCTTACACGAAACTCCATGAACTGGTTTTCTTCTTTGACGCTATCCACCCCCCCCCAAAGCTCGTATACGTTGGGGTTGTTTTTATCCGGCACACCGTCTTTTATGGCTGAAGGGTTGGCGTTTTTAATGACTACCACCTGCACGGTCCGGAGTTTTTCATACACCGTAGGGTTATAGAACGTCCGCACTGTTGCAAAGTCTTTTACCCCCAGGGCCTCAGCAGACAGCGCCCGGTCGCCGAAGCCGCCGGCCCATTCGCAGTAGAAAGTGTTGTATGCGCCGCTTGTGACCAGATCCCAGGTTGACGCCTGCCCCTGGCCGGGAACGTATTCCGTAGTCTTGGCGTAGAATTTGACCGGAGTAGTCGGGTTAAATTTAAGCATCTTTTTCGACCTCCGCCCTTCCCTGAGCAATAAAAGAAATTAGCACCGGATGGTTGGCCAACTGCGCCGCATCTGTTGACTGTGCCATTTTACAGTACAGCACCACGGCTTCGATAGCCAAAGCAGACGGGGTGGAACCTATATCCCACCCCGCTCCTTTGAAATATTCTGTTGCTGCGTCGATCATGCCCTGGATTTCTGCGTCCTTGCTGGCCTCGGAGTAGAACACCCCGAGCCTAGGCTTTACTTGGTCTATGAGTGCCATACTCCGTCAGCCTCCTTAGACGATAATGTACAGGTCAATGTCTTTTTGCCCATCGGCACCAGCATTCGGGTCGTATACGTTTTTCTCCAAGTCGGTCGCATCGGCGGTAACGGTTCCCTCGGTGTCCTCTTTTGCCTTGTTGAACAACTTCAGGATCACCAACTCATCAGCATAGAGCTTATACGGCAGGCCGAACTTATCGCCCCAACCGACGCTGATCTGGTCGTAGGGGACACCCGTGGTGCCATCGGTCGAGCTGCCGACAGTCACGCCGGAAGTTCCAGCCATAAAGGCAATTGCCAAGCTACTATCATTTGCTGCGGGCTCTTTTGCTGCAAGGGTAATAACTCCCTCGGCATTTGACGCTTCAAATACTGCGCTGATAACCTCGTTTTCGTTTAGGGCTTCAACAACAGCGGCGGCAACCAACGTCACGGTTGTGTGCACTGTGGCATCAAGGGCAACGGTTACGCTCTCCCCGCTATCCTCTCCAAGCAGCGTAGTCGCGGTTACGGCAACGCTGATTTCCTCGGTGTTTGTACATTCGTTGGTGACTTCGATTGTTTCAGTTTGAGCTGCAGGGATATGGTCCTGAATTGGCAGGTCTATTTTGGTAACGGTTTTAAATGCCAGGTTACCATCTTTGTCGCTGGTTCCGTTTGCGGTGATATCCTCTGTGATTATTTCATCCGCAAAGTTTGTGCCGGTGATTTTTACCACACCATCAATGCCGGAAACATTGCCGTCAACCCTGATGTTCCGGGGTACGGCAGGGCTTGTTATTCCCGTTGTAATGGACTGCACTGCCTCGCCCAGGTTGGTAGCCGCCAGTATGCCATCGGAGCTAGCTGCCGGGGCATCTTCGGCGTCGATATGAAAGTGAGCCAGAAAGGCGCGGTCAACGGCGACACCAGGGATATCCGTCTGAATGCGCTGCCCCATCTTGTAATTATATGGATACATGCTTTTACCTCCGTTTCTAAAGATTAGGGGGCCTGCCGTTTAAGCAGAACCCCCATTCATGTCGTCATTAACCCTTCTTGATGATCACAACACCGTAAGGATCGAGCAGCTTACCATCGTTAATAAGGATGGCCTTGTCGATCCACTCATTGGTATCGTGGTCGAAATAGCGGAACATCATCATCTGCATATTGCTGTTGATGGCGTAGTTCTTCAGGTTGCAGTAGATGGCTACAACGTCGCCCGCGGAAGCGTCGTCGTAGGGTTCGATGATATCGTCTTCAACCTGGATAACTTCCTTGCCACCGAAACGCTCCTGGGGGCCGTCGCTGATGCCGTAGTTGGTCCTTCCTACCGGCTGCCCGTTGGCGTCAACCATGCCATCGATGTAGCCCTCCCAGGTGCCGGAAGCCATGAGGAAGGTAGCGCCTGCCTTATGTGCCAGCGGCATCTTGGCAAAAACTTTCTTTTTCCAGGCGTCCCAGGCCCCGAACTCGTCTGCAGTCAGGGTTACTTTGTTACCAGCCGGGACCCTGCTATCGGCAGTAATCCCTAGGCACTTGCCGTCACCGTCGCCGCTGATGATTTCACTCTCGGTGGCCTTGATCATGGCTTCGCCGATAAGGTCTTTGATTAAGGCCTCAAAGCCTTCCAGAGTAACGGTTTCAGCCAGCAGCGAAGTCGCAACCTTGCATTCAAGCCCATAATAACTGAAGGTAACCTTGGTGTTGGCGGTAACCTTCTTCTTGTTAGACGGGGCGTCTTCGCCAATCCTTGTGGCGGTCGGTTTGAGGGTCAGGATGGGAACGGTGACACCGCCCTTGATGTTTAACAGCCTGACACGGGAAAAGATTTGTCCGTAGACCTTGGCTTCCTTAATGATCTCTCGCAAAATGGTGGACGGGATAATCGCCGATACTTCGGCAACGGTAGTTAACTGATCACTTCTGATTTCAGGCTGCATAGTTCTAAATTCAGTGGATGCTTTGCCAGTCCTACAGAACTCCATGAACGCTGTGCGGTATTCCATGGTGCCGAAGGGGTCGCTGGGCACGGTCACACCTAAACCACGTTTCTCCTCGCCCTTAGCGTTAGATGCAACCACGCCGGGGATTTCGCCGTTTACCGCTGCAGTACGCTCAGGAACCGTGGTAGAAGCATTGTCCTGTCCCGGAGCCGGTTCGTCAGGGATAGCGTCTGCCATAGCCTGCAGTTCCCTGATTTCATCATTCAGGTCGTTCCATTCAGTCTGCAGGGTGCGAAGTTCTTTAACATCCTCGCAAGCCTCAATTTTACCGCGAAGAGCTTCTTTTGCCTTGTTCTTCTTTTCAATTAAGGCAAGTAATTGCTTTTTATTCATACCTTTTTCCTCAACTTTCTTTCAGTATTGTAAGTTTTAGTTTAGTTAAATCCTCTTGCTCGTTCTTTTCGCTATCCAGCGTGGCCCTGGCGCTCTCCAGCGCCGCTTTATCTGCACTGTCCAGTGCTTCGGCCCGAGCTATTATGTTTGTCTCCTCGTATTGAGGCGACCATAATGCCGATATCTCGTATATCCTATCAAATTTGTATATCTCCCTGACGGGCAGATCTTTGTCCAGGTTTAGCCATTTTTCTTCTTTTACCCTGAATGAAAAAGACATTCCTGCGATATCCTGTCTTTTAATTGCCGAATATAAGGCCTTGGCTTCAACGTTATTATCAATGTCAAGTTTTGCCTTAAATTCTAGTCCCCTGTCGGTTACTGTTAGCTGCATCGTAGAATTGGCATTGTTGTTGCGGCTTCTCGCCAGTGGGATGGTTCGCCCCTGATGATGAATAAAAAACGGCACATCTTTTAGGTCTGCACCATCCAGGGCTCCTCTCATTATTATTTCTTCAAACCATCCGCCAATATTTGTTCTCACACCATACGGAATAGCAAGGCCTTCTATTATTGCTCCCGGTTCATCGTCCGTAGGCTCGACGGCTCTGATCTCCTGGATCTCGAAATATCTTTTAACTCTTTCTTCTTTTTTGGTTCCCGGTTTATTCTTCACCCTCATTGCCCTCCTTTGGTTTTATTCCAGCCCTGCCCTTCTGATAAGCGTCAACATCTTCAATATTTACGTAGTTCAAGCTTTGCAGCCTTCGGTTGCCACCCCCCCATGGCTCCAGACCGAACATTTCATTTATCTGGTTTAGGGTCATTATGCCGGTCTCTTTAGCAAGGCTTGCAAGTTCCATCTTGTCCTTAGTAGACATGTATCTAACTTTTTGGTAGTAACATTTGATCCGGTGTCCCACATCCTGCTCCCTGGACGTGAAAACGCAAGCTGTCATAGCCTGCTCAAATTGGATTATAAAGTCTTCTATGGCCGTCTGATAGAAAGCGCTGTGCTGGTCACCGGTGTAGTCACCCGAGAGGATGGCCGCCGACACGCCGTAACGCTCCTGGATAATCGCCTTCAGGAATTTCAGCGCAGGTTCCGGTATCTCCGGGGGCGATATCCTCATCGGGGTAAATTCGCCTGCCAGGTCGGTGGCTACCATGCCCGTCGCACTGGTTGCAATGTGGCTTTCAAAATCGTCCCGGATTTTAGCCATCTTTTGAGCATCAGCCAGGGTCCTGGCGTTGTACACGCCTTTGATCTGCAGGCTGGCCTCGATACTTTTGGGCAGCCCCTGGATGGTCTTGTCCAGTGCATCAATGGTCCGGATGATGTCAGTATCGTTAGCCTGGCCGTAGTCGTCACCACCGCCGATCACAGTGTTAGCACCCCGGCGCCAGCGCAGATGTATTAAATCGGCATAGGGTAGGACATAGTTTGAGCCGTCCTCGAAGTCCATCTTGACTTCCCATACCTGTCCATCTTCCCCTATACCGATATAAACCGCCGTTGGCTTTAGCGGATAGAAAGCTGTGTATCGCCTAAACTGCCTGCCGCCAGGCAAGATAATAGCTTGGTATTGCGGATAAATAAAAGCATTGCGGTTTTTACGTCTGAGCCACTCCACATTCGCAAAGAAGTCGCTGGCAGTCTGCAGGGGGTTAGGCCTAAACCGGAACAGCCGGGTAATATCGTCATTTTGGACCTGTAACACATCCCCGTTCTGCACAATACTTTTCAGCTCAATTTTGCTTATCTCATTGGCTACCCGGTCAATAGCATTATTAACAAAATCGCTCAAGTAGATGTTGTTACCAAACGAGCTAAATATAGGCGCTGAATCGCTCACCCAGGCCCAGTATGTTTTCTTCTTACCTGGCAATATATTTTTGAGGTATTTTAAAACCCCCATATTTCATCTTCCCCCCTATCCAACCAAACTCATAAATTCGCTACGACACCATTCCAGCATTGCGTAGGCTATTATCTTTGCAGCGGTTCCGTCTATCCGCTTGGTAGTGTGCATCTTGACCGGCATGATCCGGCCCAGGTTATCAAGTTTTATTCCGGTATTGCAAAAACACCAGAAGCAAATAGGGTTATTGTTGTAGATGACCAACTTGTCCTTCATGTCGGCTTCCAGCGTCCGCATCGGGTTATTTAAGACCTTAACCTCCTGCGGGATGTTGATGGCTATTTTCTCGCCGAACAGCTCAATGTAGCGGTTCTGGAAGTCCTTTGCAAATCGGTTGTCAAAGCCGCTTCTGAATGGTTTCAGGTCGTACTCTTCCAGCAGATCAAAGTGCCAGTCAGCAATCATAGATGTCTCGACCGCGTTCCCGGGAACTATGGTCAGGAATCCTGCCCTCTCCCAGGCCCGGTAATCCACGTCGTCAGGACTATTCTCCAGCTTGCTTTCCGGTATCCAATACCGGGAATAAAAATAAGTGCGTCTGTCGTTTGGCTTTTTCAAGAGTAGCGCCGAAGCACATAAGTCCGTTGTTTCAGCAAAATCATTCCCAGAAATATAAAAGCCTCCGGCAAAGTCTGCGATATCGAAGGTTTCGATGTTGATTATGTCAGCCCGCTGCAGCCAGGCGACGGATGCGGACTGTTTGATGTTAAAATCTTTTGCTAAAACGAAAGCACGGGTGGCAGAATTGGTTTTTGCCTCATTGACCATGCCACGCAAGAAGCTCCATTTTTTTATGGCACCCAGGTCGGGGTTGCTTTTTAGCCAGGACTTTTCATCCTGCCAGATTTCTTCTTCGCTGTCCTGGGTATGAAGCCAGATCAGCCAGCGTGGCCTGTGCAGTTCTCCTTTTAAAACCTGCCTGGCTTCCTTCAGGCGCTTGTCAAGGTAGCCGTCTTCTGTAAAGCCCTCGGTAGTGAGCTCGCTAAAGATAGGTTCATCCTGGGTAGATAATGCCTGGCGAATCGGCATGATGGAAGAATCGTCTTTCAGCTCATGAATTTCGTCGGCTGATCCGACTTTGATGTTTCTCCCCTCTCTGGCCCCTGTCTTGGCTGATATTTTGCGGATGTTACCTTTATTCTGCCGGCTGAATTTACCCTTCTTTTTTTTCTGTTTTGGGTTGCCGAAGAAAATGCCTTTGATGTTTTTGTGGGTTACCCGCTCAATAGCCGGGCTTTCTTCCCTCATAGCATTGATGGCATCGAACATCAGAGCGGCCTGCTCGTAGTCGTTGGAGCTGCACAAAATCTTTGTGCCCATCTCTCCGCAGAAAAACTCGGCAAGATCCATGGCCGCTTCCAGTGGTGTTTTCCCGCATTTACGCCCGACCAGCATAAGCCGTTCCTGATATAACCTAACCCAGCGGCCAATTTCTGGCTCGAATATTTTAAAACTATAAAAGGACTCAATATATGCTTTCTGCCGCAGGGTCAAAATAAAAGGCTTCCCTGCAAAGGGGGCCTCGAAATGCTTGCATTTCGTTTCGATGAATTTGATGTGCTTATGAGCGTCAGCTGTATCAAACCGGATATCTGGGTTGTCGAAATGGCTTAGCAAGATATCCAGCATCATCATTAGCTCCTTGCCGACGATTTCTTCCCCAGATTTGGCTTTTTCGATGTATTCGAGGAGCCAAGAGTCCGGGTATTGCTGACGCATATTGGCAACATTACTCATATTCGCTCAACTCGTCATCATCTTCGTCCTGTCCCACAGCTAGGTGCTTACACAATTTGTCCAGTATATTCGTCAGCGCCGCGGAGTGCCGGGCAATTTCCGCCGACACCGGCAGCGGCCTTTGCAGTTTGGCGTTCTCCGGATGGAACTGGACCAGGCCGGTGACAAGAGCCTGCTCGTTTAGCTGCTTGAGGTATAACCTTTCATAGGCGGCCTGTTCGATGAGCCCTTCAAGTGCCCGCATCTTGTTTTCATCTGCACCGACAAATTCAAACTTAAGGCGGTCGATTTCGGCCGACAATTCTGGGTTTGCCATAACCTCACCTGCTTTTATGTGCTTTCAAAATTTCAAAAATGAAAAGTCAAAATTTCAGTGTGTATCACACGAAGGCCCGCTCCCAGTCTGGATGCTTTATTTTCCTGCACTAGACCGGGGGGGGTATCATCATTTCTCCCACCATTCCTCTATGAATCTCCTCCAGCTCTCTGGCTTCCCGCTCTTCTCTAACCTCTCAAGACATTCCTCTTTCGTGCTCTCACAATAAATAAGCTCAGCCCCCAGGCTTTGCGCCAACCTCTCGCGCTCATACTTCTCCGGATATCCGCCGATAATATACGCATCATACCAGTTACCATATCTTGTTTTAATCTGGTCCAGCAGCGCATCCCGCAATGCGAATATATTAAACCGGCAATTATCTGGCTTGACATACTCCGGCTGAAACGTAACCGCCTGCCAAAGCGCATCCAGATCCAAAACTATATCGCCATACTGCATAATTTGGCGAACCAGCGTACTCTTGCCTGACAGCGGAGAACCCCACACAATATAAACTTTCTTGCTGTAGCCGAAGCGCCTGTGCTCCTTATTGTGACACCTGAGGCAGATAATCTTTATCATCTCAGGGTTAAGCGATATAGCCGGATCATCTACATTATCATCAGTAAGTTCAACAGTGTGGTGACCGATAAGGTAGCTCATATCTTCCGGCGTATCACCACAACACTGGCACTTACCGCCGGCTTTTATTTTCAGGCTGTAGGATAAATCCCGCCAGGGCTTGGAGCAAAGGAACCGGTGTAGTTTATCCATATTGATCACCAATATTTCTTATTTGCAGTTTCTTTATCGTGTTCTAACCTTTCTTCAGCCAGTCTCTGTTTTTTCTCATTGAATTCTCTTCTTAACTTGTGTTCCGGGTTCATTTCGAAGAAATTGGTTAACCATTCCAGAGCTTTTATCCTATCTTCCAACTTAATACTTATACCTTTTTCGCTTGCTTTTATTTCCTTTATTAACGAACCATCTACTTCATAATCATTTATTAAATCGACAAAGTTTTGTCCTGCTTTAACTAATTCGCCTTTATCGTTAATTCCAATTACTTTCTCCTCTTTCCCAAATCTTGCATAATCAGTTATATCCGCAAATGCTATGTCTATATACTTTTGTAATAAATCTGTTTCCTCTAAAAAGATCCCTTTTAATTTACTTGCTTTAAGCCTATCGATCTCTTCTTTTATCTTAGGATTTCTCAGATGTCTGGACCCTTCAACCATTGCGGTATTGTAATTACATTTATAAGCTTTCTTATATGCCTTAGTTGCATTGAAATATTTAGTATAATATATACAAAATAGCTTTTGTTTATCAGTTAATTCTTCATTTGCCATTAATGCTTTTACTTCTTCTTTTGCACTCTCTTTTGTATGCGCACTTTTATTATTCTTGGTATGCACACTATCCCTGCTCCATTTACACCTTTGCTTCCAAGATTTTACTGTATTAATACTAACCCTATATTTATCTGCTATATCTTTATATTTCATTCCAGACATATAATCTATTTCGGCTAGCTCGTATTTCTTTTTCTTCCTGATCACACCACCACCTCATTTGGTCATCCCCTTGCAGCCGTCAAATAAAATCGCTCAAACAAAAAACCGCCCTTACCAGGCGGCTTGCTTTTTACTTCTCACCAGTTTAAGTATATAACACCGGAAATGCCCTGTCTATAGAATTTTTTCCGGTATTTTTCCGGTAATTCCTAATTTTTTTCTGGCTTTGTCGGCGTCAAATCCAAGTGCATCGGCCATTTCGTCGAATCTATCGCTTTTGATAAACTCCTCCGCTTCTTTGCAAATCTGCATTTTTTCCCTTAGCTCCCTGCGCTTGATCGTCAGCTTTGCCTCCAGCTTTTCCGTCGAAAGGGCATCGCCTTCCTCGATCTGCCTTTCCAGGTCTTTTACTTTCTTCTCCATCTTGGGAATAACGCTCTCCCGCAATTTGTAATCCGCTATCGCTTGGGTGATTATGCCGCTCACCAGGCGGGGAACAGAGCCTGTCTCTTTTATTTTCATCTCGCACCCCTCATATCAGCCCGATAAACCGGGCCACTTTATTTACAATCTCTTCCCGTATCTCGTAAAACCGGCTTTTTTGCAGTCCCATACTCCGCCAGCAGTCCCTTGCAGTCTTTTCGAGATCGTATTTAAGCCAAACGAGTTGGTTCTCCAAATCGTCCAGGCTTTCCCTTGCCTCTGCAATAGCCGCCTTGTGCCTCTTTCTTTCCGCTATCCGCCCCCTGAGATACCTTACCCGCAAGTTTTCGTCCCTTTTTATCGTCCATACTTCCGGCTGGCTATCCGTTTGCCCTTTTGCCGTGGTCATATCCACGTATGAGCCGGAGCCGCCTGGCAGCAGGTTTTCCAATATTTCTGCCATCTCTGCCTCAAGTTCGGCAATAGCCGTATCATGCGTTTTCTGATCATACAAAAGTTTCTCGACAAACCTAAAATCATTTTTCTGCAGCTTATCTCCGGTTGTCACCAGGCAAGACACCTCCGTTATACTTCTTTCAGCCTCTCCTCTTCCCTACACTTCCCCGCATCCCAGTCCCCCCCGCACACAGTTCCCGCAGTTAATCCTGACTTTCCCTTCCCACGCTTCTCTTTTCTTCCGGTCTTTCCGCAATGCAAACATCGGGCACTGTAGCATTGGTTACGGCCTCCTCATCGATGCAGGCCGCCAGGAGCAACAAATAGTTTCGGCTATCTGCAATCCGCTGCTTCAAACCCTCTCCGCCTTCATCTTCCCAGCACCAGTTAACGCTGCCGGTCATAACAGCATTCTTAATTGACTGGACATGCTTGAGCAGATAGGTCAGTGCCACTTGCGACATGCTTGTCCCGGTCAAGGCCGCTATCTCCCGGAAGTTCTGAAGCCGGTCATCGCC